CCCTTGATCGTGGACTGCGCCATGTCGGCGAGCTGGGTGTTGTCGATGCCGGTGCCGATCGCGTTCGATAGGTAGTCGCCTTTGCGCAGTTCCTTGATGAGATCCTGCGCCCACAAATAGAGATCCTCGGCCTTGCTGCCTTGTGGGTTTTTCCATCTGGTGTCGAGATCACCGAGCGCCATGCATTGCCTCGTAAGCTTGCCAGGCGCGCGCCTCATCGATCTTCATAGCGGCGAGCTCATCGATATAAATCGGCCCACCGTTGTGGCTGCGGCGCCAGGCGTTGCGGTAGGTGCGATCCGTTGGGATATCCTCCACGTCCCAGAGCTCGATGCCGGTGCCGAGGTGCGCGCAATCCCGGTCGCGGATGATCGCAAGCGCCTCTGCTGTCGTGCAGCCGCCCCACTGCATTGCGCGGATGAACCGGTAAGCCGCTCGTTCGTTATGGCCAGCCTCGACGCTGCGCCTCAATTGCTCATCGAGCCACCCGCGCGTCGGGTTACCCCATCGGCCACCGCTCGCCATCCAAGCGATACACCTGGCGCTCGGGCAAACAATGGAGACCGCGCCACCGGGGCGCGTGTAGACGATGCGCTTCATTGGTCGCCGAACATAGACGCACAGACCAATGACGCATCTGCGCGACCACCGCCAGATGTCGCAAAATGCGTGGCCACCTCCGTCGTTGTGGAACTTTGGGCAACGAGCTCAAACGTGCTGTTGCCGGCGGTGCTGATCTCCACAATTGAGCCCACCACTGGGTAGGCGGTGAGAGACGCAATAGTGGTGTCCCACGTCAAGATATAGTCGCCGGTCCCATTGTCCGTCAGCGTTGCCACGCCGTAATCATTAACGATCGCCACCGTGCCGGTGCCATTAAAGGCAATCCAGGCTTTGGGGTGACCGGGGTGCCGATGCTGCAGTGCTACGGCAACCAGCCTATTGGCTGTGAGTGCCTCCATCTCGGCAGCGGTGGCGCTCGGGTAGAATGTGGAGATAACGCCGGCACTATCCCTAAACGCCATGCGCGTCGTGCCGCTATCGTCTAGGGCATAAAGGCGCGCAGTGTCCGCCGCTGGGTTGGCCGGCGAGGTCTCGGCAAAATCAACGTAGGTAACCGGCGCGGCCACCGTGGCGGCACCAGACACCATGTACCAGACATCCGGCGATGATTTGTAGAGCACCACTACCGGCTGACCGGAGATGATATCGCCCTGCGCCAGGTCGTTGCCGTTGTAGCGCTTGAGACCCTTGGCGCCGAGACCATTGAGGTTGAGCGTCGTGGCCCCGGTGATGCTGAAATTGGCCGTAAAGGCGATGAGCAAGTTGTTGAAATATGCGGCGATGGTCCTGTTGCTCGTGATGGCGAAGGCATTGGCCGAACCGCTCGCTGTAATCGAGCCGTTTGTGTCCTGGTACCATCGCGCCAAAATGCCCTCGTCGGCGCGCCCGGCGTCGTTGACGCCGCTAAAAGGCATGTTCTCGGGCCAGCGCGCGATGTTGCTAGCATCGGTGGCGAGGAGGTCTTGGATCTCTGCCATTATCGTCCACCCGTCCTTGTCGAGGTGACATGTACGGCCTCGGCGCGGCGCCAGTTGGCGCCTGCGGTGATGCTCTGCCGAATGCGCAGGAACCTGCCATCTGTCCGGTGTGGGCAGTAGCCGGCGCGGTTCATTGCCTTCGCGTTGCTGAAGACGACGCTCTCGCCAGGCAATGCCTTGCGCTTGCCGATCGCGGTCGACAGCGCGGTGCTGTCGGTATATTCGCCGATCGGCCATACCTCGGTGATGAGGCCGCGCTTGCCCGGCTGCGGCTCGAACTCTTTGGTGTCGATGGTTGCCGCCCTGGCGCTGCCGGTAAACAACTGCATAAGATGGCTGCGATCGAAGGCCCCCAGGCGGATGCGCCGGTCATCGAATGCGGCGCTGTCGATGTCGTTGGGGCTGATCGAACCATCGAGGCTGTTGGCAGGGAAAAGCAGGTTGAAATTGTCGACGGTGACGGGTTCGGCCGGCGTGTCAAAGAGGAACTCCAGGTCAATCACGTCATGCGTCCAACGCCCATCCAACATCGAGAAGATGAGAAGATCCGTCGGGAGCTGTGCCGAGCCGGAGGGCCACGCCCAGACGATGATCTTCTTCTGATAGTCCGCACCCACACAGACTTTATGCCGCCAAGCATAATTGAGGTTGCGGGTAAAATATTGGTCGACCTTGCCGTAGCCGATCGGGGTCGATTGCTGTCCGTCGAAAGCATAAAAACCGTCGTCGGCCGCATAGAATATGACGCGACCGAACGCCATCGCGGCGTTGCGCGCGATGCAGCCTCTCGCCTTCTCGATGTAATCCTGCCCAAAGTCCCACACTACGGGACTGCCGACGTAGATCGCGCGACGGATGCCGCGCTCCTGGAATATCGCGGCGTAGTCGAGACCAATGAGACTGATGATCTCGCCGCGTTCCTGGTCAAGCTGTTGGCTGCCGCACTGGGTGACGGTGGACGGCGCCCAATCCGTGACGTTGTTAAACGCACTCCAATAGACCGTATACGCCTTGCCGAGCCACGCGAAGTCGCCGACACGCGCACAGCTAGTTGCGCCAGACGGCGGGCCGCCGGCGAGGTTAGCGTAATCAACGCTCGTGCCCATAACGTAGTGCTGTGGCGCCGAGCTCGTTGTAACGGCGATGACGTTGTCGCCGAATTGCATAAATTGCCAGGTGTCCGACGAACCAACCGTGTAGCCGCCGGCTTTGGAGATATCAACCGCGCTCCGGCTCTGGAGCGTATAGAGCCGATGGGCATCGCCAAAAAACACGTGCGGCGCGGTGCTGCTGTCGTAAAACGTATCGGCTCCCTGGACGATATTTTCAGCACCGCCGCCGTAGGTGTAGGCGACCAGCGGCGTAGTAAATGCTGCTGCAACACTGCCAAAGGCCGCCGCCGGCACTGACCCAGAGAAACCTGCAGCATAGGCAGCGGCGGGCGGTGTGAAGGATGGGCCACCAAAAGCCGCTGTCGGTGGTGTGAACATCGCCCCACCATAGGCGGCGGTTGGTGGGGTGAATGCCGTTGTCCAACGGGCGATGCCGATGCTCAGTCTAAACTCATCGATCCAGCCGATAAACGTGCTGGAGGTGAAACCGCCCGCGCGCCCAACAGCAATCGTGCCGGGGCTGTCGTTGACGGTCCCGCCGGCAGGCATCGCAGCGCTGCTGTCCTGCACACCATTAACGAACGTCAGGAAACTGTTGCCGGTCTTGACTAGCGCCACATGGTGCCAGGTGTCCATGGCCAGGATGGCGTTGCCGAATAGGATCGAGCTGTTGTTGCCGTTCCAAGCAACCTCGGCAACGAACTGGTCGTTAATGTCGACATAGATATGCCACGCCATATTGGGCTTGGTTGCGCCGGCATCCATGTGGCCGGCGATGTGTTTAACGACGCCGGTATTCTGCGGCCTGATCCAGCAATCAACGGTGAAGTCATCCGCGCCAATCGTGAAGTCGGCATTATCGGCGACGTTGATGTAATCGCCCGCGCCGCCACACTTCAGAGACGCGGTGCCAAACTTGAATTGCGAGGTATCGCATTGCCCGGTGCCGGCGGCAGACCAGGTGTGATGGCTGGCGCCGCCATAGTTGACATCGGGAAATGTGAGGGTGCTCCCATTGGGCCCATCCATGTGCAACAGCACTTTGGTGAATTGATCGTTGTCGGTTGTGGACGCCGGCACATAGCGGGCAATGCCAACGGACAACCGGAACTCATCGAGCCAACCTTGCCATGTGTTGCCGACGGCTTCACCGCCGATGCCGATGCCCATGTTGTTGGCGCTATTGTTAATCGCGCCAATCGTTGATGCGTTTGCTCGCCCCTCTAGGACGCCGTCGATAAAGAGGATAAAATCATTAGCGCCACGCCTTACGAAGGCGATGTGATGCCAACCGGGATTGATGAGATCGGTATAGCGCGACATGCTAAGCGCGCTGACGGTTTGGCTAGCATTGCAGACCGCGCATTGCATCTGGTCGTTGGGGGCGAGACGTTGCAGCAGAAACGTGCGCGTATTGGTCGTGAAGGCACCGTCATTCTGGCCGGCAATGCGTACGGTTGAGCCGGTGGTCGCCGTGCATTTGAACCAACACTCGACCGTGAAATCACCACTGCCGAGCGTGAAGTCATTGCTGTCTGGGCACGACCACGAGGCGCCCCCTGCAAACAGTCCGCTCGACCCACCAAACTTGCTGTCGCTGGTGTCGAGCTTGGCGGTGCCGGCAACGGTGAACACCTTCGAGTTCTGCATGCCGCTGCCGAACTCATCGCTGACGAGCACGGTCGAGGTGTTGGGACCATTGAAGTGCAGCAGGAGCTTGGTGAAGCTGTCGTTGCCGTTGACAGCTAGAGCGCTCCAGCGCGCGACACCAACGGATAACCGGACCTCATCGAGCGAGCCAAGCCAAGGGTTGGCGCTCTCATCACCGAGCGAGCCGATGCCGAGCGGCCCACTCAGGTCATTGACGGTTGGCGACAATAGCGTGAGGTTCTGACCGTCCTGCGTGCCATCAATGAACTGCCACATATTGTTGCCGCTGCGGACCAATGCATAGTGGTGCCAGCCGGCATTGTTCACGTTATCGAATTGCATCGAGCCAATGATGCCGAATGACGATACGCCCGCGTAGATGTTGCCGCGCATCGTGTTCTGGGTGCTGGCGCGAAAGACGGCATAGGAGCGGTCGGCATTGACGCCCGTGCCGGCCGTGGTGTCCTTGCCGATTGCCGTCTTGAACGAGCCCGAGGCCGCCGTGCAGTTGAACCAAAAATCAATCGTCCAATCGCCGCTACCGAGCTCCAGGTCGGCAGCATCCGGTGTGCGCCACCAATCGCCCGTGCCATCGAACAACATCGAGGCGCCGCCGAACTTGGAGGTCGCCGTGCCGATCTGCGCGTTGCCCGCCACCGTGAAGAGGTGTGGCGCCGCGCTGGCACCCTGGTCGGCAATGGCCGTGGTCGTGTTGGCTCCGTCGCCGTGCACCAGCACCTTGGTGAAGCTATCGGGCAGGTTGCCGAGGTAGAGGCTGGAATAGCGGTCGATGCCTACGCTGAGCCGAAATTCATCGATCCAGCCGCTCCAGGTCGTGGTGGCGCCGCTCGTGCGCCCGCCGATAACGAACACCTGGGAGCTGTCATTGACGGTGGCAGCGCCAATGGTGACGTCGCCACCCTCCTGCAGCCCATCCAGAAACATCCGCAGCACGGTGCCGTTTCTGACGATGGCAAGATGATGCCAGCCGGTGTTGCTGACGTTGGTGAGCTGCGTGCCGCCCGTGATGGTATAGAGGTTGGTGCCATCCGACACGAACATGCGCATAACGTCGGACGAGTTGCGCTGGCAGTAGACGGAGCTCGCTGCGTTGGTTGCCCCTGCATCGCTCTGTCCGAACAGCGCCGCCGTGGCGCCGCTGGCAGCGGTGCATTTGAACCAGCACTCAATCGTCCAGTCGCCGGCACCCAACGTGAGGTCGGTGCCATCCGGCGTGCTGATCTGGTCGAGCGTGCCGTCGCACAAGAGGGATGAGCCGCCGAACTTGAAGTCAGCGGTGTCCGTCTGGGCGTTATCGTTCGCCGTCCACGCATGCTGCTGGGTGCTGCCGAGCTTGCTGTCGACAAAGAACGTCGAGGCGTCCGGCGCGTTGAAGTGCAGCAGTATTTTGGTGAAGGCATCGTTGCCGGTGACGTAGCCGGCGGACCACCTGGCGATGCCCACCGAGATGCGGAACTCGTCGAGCCAACCGAGCCAGTATTGGGTCGAGGTATGCGCGGCCCCTACAACGAGGACACCGGCCGTCGGGTTGACGGTGAAGTTGGCGGCAACGTTGCCGCCTTCCTGCACGCTATCCATAAACAGTTGCAGCACGCCGCTGGCGCGGACGAGTGCCAGGTGATGCCAGCCGGTATTGACCGTGTTGCTGTAGGTGCTCTCGCTGAAAATCTGTACAAAGTTGCTGCCGTTCGAGACCAGGCAATTGATCTGGCCGCTCGATGCGCGCCGGATGAACCAGCTAGAGCCGGCTGCCGTCAGCCCCGCATCGGTCTGGCCGGCAATGCCACGATTGGTGCCAGTCGCCACGTTGCACTTAAACCAGCACTCAATCGTCCAATCCCCCGAGCCGAGCTCGAAGTCGGCGCTGTCGGGGGTGCTGATATAATCGTTGGTGCCATCGAATAAGCCGGAGGTGCCGCCAAATTTACTATCGGCTGTGTCCAACTGCGCATTGTCATTGGCGGTCCATGTGTGTGCCACCGCAACCGGTGCATCGTCAAAGAACGAGGTTGCCGCGTCGGCCCCATCCATGTGCAGCAGCACTTTCGTGAAACTATCGATCGTGCTGTTGGGCCCATACTGTTGGATGTCCGGGAAGGGAGCGTACTGGCCAGCGACGGAGTAGACGCCCTTGGCCTCGGTGTCGGGGTTGGCGCGGTCGCTCTTGTCGGGTTCCCAACTCTCGAACGGGATCGGGTTTGGGTCGCTCATAGCGTCCAGGCCCTCTGGGTGCCGGTGTAGAGCTTGCCGGCGGCCTTGCGTTCGAGGTGGTACTGCGCCTCCTGCACGCCTTCACCCGCGTTGGCCTTGCCCTCGGCATCGCGCAGGATGTCGCGATAAAGGATGTATTTGGCTTGTTGCCTAATCAACGTTTCTCCCTCGACCATCCAGGCGTTCGTGTCGGCGTCGTTGCTGAGTGGAGCGGGCGAGAGGCGCGCGAGACCATCAATGTTGATGGGGTAGGAGCTCGCCGGCACTGGGAAGAACCGGATCTGATCGTTGAAGATCGTGTAGCTGTCGGGTTGCCCGCGGTAGGTCGAACCTGGCGCGCTATTGCGCGTGAACCACTGCTGCGTCCTGGGTGTGAGCGGATACCAGGAGCCGTTGACGGTAATGCGCACGTCGTCGGGTTCGAGGAGCTTCTCGCCGATGCCGAG